CTGGGCAAGAGCCAGGACATCATCGCCGACCTTGGCCCGCGGCGAGACAAGAACAACGCTATGCAGGCCTACTACGAAATGACCATGGGCTGCGCCCGCGTGGAAGAAGCCCGCGTCATCGAGATCAAGTGCCTGGAGAGCTGATCTCCAGCTGATCCTCAGGGGCCCGCGTGATGCGGGCCCCGCCCCCATTCCACCGGCGCCCCGCCACGGGCCGGCACAATCCAGGAGGCTCGCATGCCTGTCTTCAACCTCAATTCCACCTCCATCACCAACCGCAACGCCTCGCCGCCGGTGAACACGGCGATGTATCTCTCGGCCGGCACCGTCAAGCGCGCGCTGGCCACGTTCGAGTGCACCAGCAGCGACAGCATCAGCAGCACCTATCGCATCTGCGAGCTGCCGCGGAACGCCTGCATCAACTCCATCCGCGTGTTCTGCGATGCAATCACCAGCGCCGCGGGCGACCTCGGCCTGTACCAGACCACGGCCAATGGCGCCGCGGTCAAGGCGGTGTCCTGCTACGCCACGGCGCAGTCGATCGCCACCGCCATCACGTTGGGCACCGAGATCGCCTTCGAGGCCCGCGACATCGCCAACCTGCAGCGCCGCGTGTGGGAAGATGCCGGCGACACCAGCGACCCCGGCCGCAACTACGACCTGGTGTTCACCCTCACCGCCGCCAGCACCGCCGCCGGCACGCTGTCGTTCATGGTGGAGTGGACGGAGCTTTAGCAGCGCTGCTGCCTCGCGGGGCTGGCGCCCCTGCCCACACGCCGCGCCGGGGCTCTCCGCCCCGGCACGTCCAGCCGCCCCGGTTGCGCGCCAGAACGCCGGGGCGGCGCCCCATTTCCCAGGATGACCCATGGCCGCAGTCAGCCTGACCAACGTCGCCAACATGGCCATGGCGCTGATCGGCCAGGAACGCATCGCGCGCCTGGACGACAGCTCCAAGCCGGCGCGGCTGGCCAATGAATTCCTGCCGCAAGTGCGCGATGCCTGCCTGGTGCGCCACCCCTGGAATTTCGCCATCGCCCGCGCCAGCCTGCCAGCCCTGGCCACCGCGCCCGCCTTCGGCTTCAGCCGCGCCTTCGAACGCCCAGCCGATTGCCTGCGCGTGCTCACCCTGAACGGCGCCGACCCGCACGAGCCGTTCCAGATCGAGGGCAGCTCGATCCTTTGCAGCCTCGAAGCCCCGCTGGGTATCCGCTACATCCGCCAAGTGGCCGACGCCGGCAGCTGGTCCCCGCTCTTCGTGGACCTGGTGGCCGCCGAGCTGGCGCGCCGCCTGTGCATTCCGCTGAGCGCCGACAAATCCCAGCACGCCCAGCTGATGCAGATGATCGAGCAGCTGGAACGGCGCGCCCGCAGCACCGACGCGGCCGAGGGCACGCCGATGCCGGCCATCCTGCCAGCCGACGACCTGATCCTGGCCCGGTTGTAGTGCCCACCACCTATCAGGCCTCGTTCGCCGCCGGCATCCTCTCTCCCCGCCTACGCGGGCGAATCGATCTGGCTCAATACGCGGCTGGCGCGGAAGACCTCACCAACATGGTGGTGCTGCTGGGTGGCGGCGCCACGCGGCGCCAGGGCAGCTACCGCGTGGCGGCCCCCAAGCCCGGCGGGCGCGTGCGCCTGGTGCCGTGGCGCATTGCCAGCGATGTCACCTACCTGCTGGAATTCGGCGCCAGCTACATCCGCTTTTTCCGCGATCGCGGGCAGCTCACCAACAGCGCCGCCGCCGTGCTGGAAGTCGCCACGCCCTACACGCTGGACCAGCTGCGCGAGCTGTCCTTCACCGCCAGCGCCGATGTGCTCTACATCCTGCACGGCAGCCACCAGCCGCGGAAGCTGAGCCGCACCGCCAGCGATACATTCAGCCTCGCGCTGGTGGCTTTCGCCGATGGCCCCTACGACACCGAGAACACCGGCAACACGGGCGCGGCCAGCCCCGCCCCCACCGTGACCGCTCCCGAAGGCGGCACCATTGTGCCCGATGCCGGCGCCGGCAGCGGCGCCATCTGGGGTGGCGATGCCACCGGGGGCGAGGCTGAAGGCGGCAACGGCGGGGGCGAGGGCTAGCCCGTGGCCGACACAAACATCACCCTCACGCCCAGTGTGGCGCACACCAGCGGCGCCGCCACCGTCACGGCCAGCGCCGCCCTGTTTACGCCGGATGATGTGGGCCGCCTGATCTCGATCCTGCAGGCCTGCAACACCACCCGCGCCGCCGCCACCGCCTACAGCGGCGGGCGCATCCTGGTCTCGGAATACAACCAGGTGCCGCGCCTCTATCGCGTCATCACCGGCGGCACCACCGCGGCGGCCATCCTAGCCGGCACAACGCCCAACTACGACCTAGCCGCCCCAAACGACACCGGGCTGACGGTGCAAGATGGCACCGCCGTGCTGCGCTACCTCGGCCCCGGCCGGCACGTGTGGGGCTGGGCGCTGATCACCGGCTTCACCAGTGCTACCGTGGTGGCGGTGAGTGTGGAGCCGCGCGGCGTGTTTGCCGCTACCACGGCAAGCCTGCGCTGGCGCCTGGGCGAATTCTCCAACACCCGCGGCTGGCCGCGCAGCGCCACCTTCCACAAAGGCCGGTTCTGGCTGGGCGGCAGCAGCACCCGCCCGCAAAGCCTGTGGGCCAGCCAGTCCAACGATTTCGAGAACTTCGCCCCCACGGAGCCCGACGGTTCCGTGTTCGACACCAACGCCATCAGCATCGCGCTGGATGCCGATACCGTGCAGGCGGTGCGCTGGCTGGCCAGCGTGCCGCGTGGCCTGGCCGTGGGCACCAGTAGCGGGGAATGGCTGGTGGCGCCGGCCAACCGCAACAACGCCATCAGCCCCAGCAACATCACCGCCGACCCGCACGGCAGCCGCGGCACCGGCAGTGGCGCCAACCCGCAGCGCGTCAGTGGACCCGTGCTGTTCCCCCAGCGCGGCGGCCGGCGCCTGCGCCAACTCGAATACGACTACGCCACCGACCGCTTCACCACCGCCGACCTCACCACCCTGGCCGATAACATCGCCGGCGCCGGCTTCCTGGAAACCGCCTACGCCGACACGCCCGACGGCGTGTTCTACGGCCTTCGCACCGACGGCAAGATCGCCTGCCTGACCTTCGACACCGACCAGAAGCTGCGCGCCTGGAGCCTGTGGGAAATGACCGGCGGCACGGTGGAAAGCATCGCCGCGGTGCCAGACCCGAATGGCACCGGCACCGACCTCTGGTGCAGCGTGGTCCGCACCGTGGCCGGCGCTGAGCAGCGCAGCATCGAATTCATCCGCTCCCCGTTTCGCGCCGAGCTGGAGGATGCAACCGACGCCTTCATGCTCGACAGCGGCCTGACCTATGCCGGCACCCCCGTCATCAGCGTTACCGGCCTGTCTCATTTGGACGGGCAAACCGTGCAGGTGGTGGCAGATGGCTCCCGCCGGGATAACCAGGTGGTGGCCAGCGGCGTGGTGGCCATCACCGGCCCGGCCGCCAGCACGGTGCATGTGGGCCTGCCCTACCGGCACCGCATCGTTGACCTGCCACCCGGCGGCGTGCTGCCCAACGGCGCCCCGCTGCGCACCCTGACGCTGCGCGTGGTCAAAGCACACCTCACCCTGATGGACAGCTTGGGCGGGCGCGTGGGCGGCGCGGACGACCAAGGCGAAGACCTCGCCTTCCGCACCATCGACATGGCGATGGGCGAGGCCGTGCCGCTGTTCACCGGGGAACGCAGCGTGACCACTTTCGGCAGCTGGGGCAGCAAAGGCCAGGTGGAGATCATCGGCGACGACCCGTTCCCGTTCACCCTGCTGGCGATCACCAAGGAGATTTCCGCGTCGTGATAGTCAGGGAGTTCCAGCCGCTCGACCTGCACCGGATCGTCGTGGCCAGGGTGGCCGTGCCGGGCTGGCGCAACCACGGCGCAAAACTGCTGGCCAGCGGTCCGTGCTGGTCCGCGGTGCATGACGGCGAGGTGATCGCCTGCGCCGGGCTGGCATTGCACTGGCCCGGCCGCGCCGGCGCCTGGTGCCTGATCGGCGCGCGGTTTCCCCGCAGCGGCTGGATATGGCTGCACCGCCAGGTGTCGCAGGGATTGATCAAGGCAACCGCCGACCTCCGGCTGCGCCGCATCGAAGCGGAAGCTGCCTATGGCTGGCCGCCCGGCGCCCGCTGGCTGGGCATGCTGGGCTTCGAACGAGAGGGCGTGATGCGCGCCTTCGGCCATGGCGGCGAAGATTTCGAACGCTGGGCACGCATCGCCGATGCAGCCGCAACAGAGGCGCATAGCTGATGGACCCCACATTCGCCCTGGTGGCAACCATCGCCAGCACGGTGCTCTCCGCCGGCTCATCCATTGTGGGCGGCATCCAGCAATCCAACGCCGCCGATCGGCAGGCGGAGGCGGACCGCAACAACGCCGCCCAGGCCCGCATCAACGCCGCCGTGGCGCTGAACACCAGCGAGGCGGAAACGCAGCGCGCGCAGCAGCAAACCCGCCGCCGCGTGGCCACCGCCGCCAACCAGTTCGCCGCCAGCGGCGTAGATCCCGGCTTCGGCAGCCCGCTGGACGTGATGGCGGACATGAGCGCAGAGGGCGCGCTGGATGCCCAGATCACCCGCTGGAAAGGCAACAACCAGGCGCGCGCCTATCAGGCCCAGGCCGCCGGCTACGACCAGCGGGCAGGAAACGCCGAGCAGGCCGGGCAAGATGCGCTCACCGGCGGCTTCATCCGCGCCGGCACCACCGTGCTGGGCGGTGCTGCCCGCTACGGCCAGATGCAGATGCGCATGAGCAGCCCCGGCAGCCCGGCGGGCGCCTATGCCGTGGGCGATTTCTGATGAGCTACACCAGCCAGAACCCCTACGGCGGCCCGGTGAACATGCCGGAGCAGCGCGGGCCAGACATCAACAGCGCCGGCCTGCCCGCGCGCCAGCTCGCCCAGGGCCTGGCTGAAGTCTCCGGCCAATGGGCCGGCTTTTGGGCGCAGGCGCAACAGGCCCAGAACGTCGCCACCGCCAGCAAGCATTCCGCCGATGCCCAGATGGAACTGGGCGACATGATCCGCGGCTTCGACAGCGACCCAGACCCCGCCGGCGCCGCCGAACGCTTCAAGCAGCGCGCCGCGGAATGGCGCACCAAGAAGCTGGAGGGGCTGGACCCCGGCGTGCAGCGCGTGCTCGACGGCCAGCTGCAGCGCCTGGTGCCCGCCGCCTACAACCAGGTGGCCGGCCGCGCCGCCGAGCGCACCCGCACCAACCTGCGCGCGGGTTTCACCGATACGCTGGGCACGTTCGCCCAGGGCCTCGCCGCCGCGCCGGACGAGCCCACCACGCAGGCGCAGCTGCAAGGCATCAAGGCCCACATCTCCGGCAACGTGGCCGCGGGCATCATCCCCCAGGCGGATGCCACCCAATACTTCAGCCGCGCCGTGGCCCAGGCCATTACCATCAAATCCGCCACCGACCCCATCGCCGCCCAGCAGATGCTGGAACAGCACAAGGCGGAGATGGACGCCGGCACAGTCGCCACCCTCACCACCAGCCTGCGCGCCCCGGTGGAGCGGCGCCAGGACGAGAACGACGTGCAGCAGCGCATCACCCTGAGCCAGGACGTGCGCACCCGCGCCGATGCCGTGGTGCAGGGCCTGGTGGCACGCAACATCCCGCTGCACGTGGCGCAAGGCCTCGCCGCGAACGCCATCCAAGAAAGCGGCGCCAACCCCGCCACCCGCCCCGGCGACGGCGGCGCCAGCGACGGCCTGTTCCAGTGGCGCGACAGCCGGCGGCAGGCTTTCAAGGCGCAATACGGCATCGACCCCAGCCAGGCTACGTTGGACCAGCAGCTCGACTTCACCGTGGCCGAGCTGCAGGGCAGTGAGAAGCGCGCGGGCGATGCCCTGCTGGCCACCCGCACGCCGGAGGATGCCGCCCGCGTCGCCAGCACCGCCTACCTGCGCCCGCGCGACACGGCCGTGGAGGAACGCCGCCGCGCCGGCTACGCCACCGCCCTGGCCGGCGGCAGCCCGCGCCAGATGGTGCTTGACCAGGTGCGCCAGGATAGCGCCGATATGCCCCTCGGCCGCCGGTTGCACCGGGAGGCGCTGGTGGAACAATGGTTCAACCGGCTGGATGCGCAGCAAGGCCAGCAACGCGCCGCGCTGGGCAGCGAGCTGCGCGACCTCTCCGCCACCTACCTCGCCGGCAACACCACCCCCGCCATCCCGGAAAACCGCATCCGCGAGCTGCACCCGGCCGATAGCCAGCGCATCATCGACAGCCTCAACATCACCCGCACCGCGGGCGATGCGTTGAAAGCCTCTGCCTTCGCCAGCCCCGCCGACCAAACCTCGATGCGCGCGCAACTCGCCGGCAACCCCGCCGACACGTACTTGGCCGCCGAGCGCCAGCAGGCCGTGGGGCACTACGACCAGGGCCTGACCCGCATCCGCACCGCCATCAAGGACGACCCCGGCGGCTATGCCGGCACCGCGCCGGAAGTGCAGGAATTGGTGCGCGCCGGCGCCACCGCGCCGCAGATCATGGCCGCCAGCATCGGCGTGCAGCAGCGCATGGGCGTGCTGCCGTCCGCCCGCCGCCTGCTGACCAACGACCAGGCCACCGTGATGGCGGAACTGCTGCGCACCACCCCGCCGGAAAAGGCCGACATGGCCGCCACGCTGGGCAGGCTCGCGCAGGATTTCGGC